ATGCGTTACTACTGGCAAGGTGGCCTCGTCCACCGCCGCCTCCGGCGCAAATAAGGGCATCTATGATTCCCGCTTGCGAGAATGTAATGTCGTAACTTGCTCCTGCGGCATACGGAAAACGATGCACGCGGTAGATGCCACCGTTCACGGTTCCTGCTGTTCCATCTCCCGTGAACGTGAACGGAGTGTCACCGCCACTCTGCGCGTTGGAGTATGACCAGTTTTCAGGGGCCAGCCCAGAAGTAATTTGGGTAGCACCAAACGGGTTCTTTAGGCGATCAATAGCCATTTAGGAAATCTCCGATCCGAACAATGCGAACGTGAGGTTCGCGTTACTTGCGCTCACGCGCACATACTTATTTGTTGCATCCAACGTCAAGCCAAGAGTGAGGCCGACCGTCTCAAACCCTGTGAGAACATCGTTACGGACGATGTACTTGCTGGTCGCTGGCTCACCAGAGTTGGAATCCGAAATGGCAATCGTGTAGTACGCAGCCGTGTTGCTGCGGTTACAGATCGTGAGCGTGGACACGACGGCTGCCGTAGCAGCAGGACAGGTGTACAGGGTGGAGTGCTCGAACGCTGTCAGCGTTCCCGTCGCCGCCACGCTAGTTACGTCAGACGCAACAGAAGCGTAGGAAAGAGTTGTGCTGGTGACAGCGGTGACGGTGTACACACCGTCGAACGCTGCGTCAGCAGTATCCATAGCGACGCTAACCTGCTGGCCCACGCCAATAGAGTGCGAAGCACTCAACGTCAACGTGGCTACGTTGCTCGTCAGTTCTTTATTGGTTACTGAGAGCGACGACGCGCTTGACGCGGCCTGTCCCAGCACCTTGTAAGTGGTCGGCATTTATGCTCCCATCAATAGGAATATGTCGGCTGAACTGCCACCGCCGCCGGATGATGCAGCCCACTTCACGCCCGTCGGTTCCGCTGAGTCAGCGGTCAGGACGAACCCATCTGTTCCAACTGCTAAACGCGCAGCCGTGTTATCGGCAGACCCAACTACGAGGTCGCCTTTCGCGTCGATCAAAGTCTCCGCGATGAATGTTCCTGTGTTTACTTCCAGCCACGCAGCACCGTCGTAAACGTGCATCGCGTCATCCGTGCTATCGAAGTACAGCGTTCCTTCCACCAGGGCGTTGCCGTCGTTGTCGGTGGTTGGCTCTGTCGCAAAAACTCCCAAGTAGCGATCATCGAAGGAGTCATACGTTGCAGCGGCACTCGCGGCACTAGCAGCAGCAGCCACCGCAGAAGCCGCAGCATTAGTTTCGCTGCTCGCAGCAGCGGTCTGCGATGATGCACTCGCAGTTTCAGATGCAGATGCCGCTGACGCGCTAGAAGCCGCAGCGTTCTGGCTTGCAAGAGCAGCCGCAGCCGAAGCAGCCGCATTCGTTTCTGAGGATGCGCTCGCTGTTTGCGATGAACTCGCAGAAGCCGCGCTATTCGCACTTGCTGTCGCGCTATTCGCACTATTGGATTCGCTAGTCGATGCCGCTGTCGCGGAGGCGGCAGCAGCCGTAGCCGAGGTCGCCGCGTTCGTGGCCTGAGTGGTCGCCTGCGCGACCTGGCTAGTGGCAGCGGTATCCGTGTAGTTCTTAGTCGCCGCATCCTGCGCCGAAACCGGATCACCAAGCCCGGTGATCTTGTTCGCACCAGCAGCAAGGTCGCCACCCAGCGTGGCAGACGTGAGCGTCTTGTTCGTCAGCGTTTGAGTTTCAGTCTCACCCACGACGTTCGATGTAAGAGCGAGGCCGTGAACATTGTTCGTTGAGTCCTCATGCTGGCGGGACTCACGGAAATCACGGCCACTAAAACCATGCTCCACCTGGCAGCCCACAGAATGAGCGACCGCAGTAGTGGAATCAACGCCACGAGTAATCGTCAGGATGGTCCCCGAGACGTTGGTACATTCAACCAACTCTTCATCCACCGTGTCCTTATCAAGGATTAGTGTGAACGGATAACTGGTCGGGTACCCAGACGCCAAGGCAACAGTGATCGACGTGTCCGTCGAATTAATTGAGTTGACGAGCGTGGTCTTTCTCGCCGTCGATGAGTAGTAACGTGCCTGCGCCATATCTACCTCTCGTAATGTGCGCGGATCGGATTCTCTGCCTGCTGCTGACGGCGGACCTCTTCAAGGCGCGTCCGGTACAAACCGAGCAGGTACTTACCAAGGCGCTCACCCGCGCCAATAGGACGCATATTCGCCGCAAGATCAGCGGTTGCGCTCAAGCCACTAACCAGTGGCGTCTCCAAGTACGGGACCATCCGGTACGCAGCGCCAAGGCGCACAACGTCAATCGCACTATCAGGTAAGCCGGTAGCACTGAACAGGTCAGTGTCTGCTGACAAAGGCTGCGGGGGACCAGCGGTACGGACGTGAATCTGCTGGCCGGGTACCGGCTGCTCGTACAGGCTCAGAGCCGGACCACCGGCCGTGTATGGACGAAGTTCGTATTTACGAATGGGAACAAACTCAAGGGACGGGCCAACCTGCTTACCCGCCACGCGAAGCACGTGACGTGCATTCGTGTTCGTCAAGGTGAAGTTGACCTTGGTTGGGTCAGCCGTCAAGAACTCGTCAGTGATAGCGAACAGATCAGGGTAGACAGCACTAATGCTGTCGTTCACGGCCTGACGGACACTGAACCGAGGGAACTGCGGGGATGAAACCACTCGCGTGCCAGCCGCGTGTGTGGCAGCGTCAGTGCCACGGAAGCCACGGCCGTACGGGGGAATCGTCATGGTCTGCGAAGCGCGGTCAACATTGTCGACCTGCAACAACTCGTAGCCAATCTCCACGACGCCACGAGAGATACCGGATGCGTCGTTGATTGTCGCCGTCAAGTCAGTGCTGTTTAAACCACCCAGAAGATACGTCGACTGATCCTGTTGGTTGGTAAACCCAGACAGGTACAAGAGGGTGGAATCAACCACGTCACCCAAGGTTGTCGTCATGCTCCTGCCCTTCTAATGGCTGCCATGCTCGCCTCATGCGTAGACCGTTCCGGCTGCAAGCCAATAGACTTCGCGTAGGCGTAACTGTTTAAGTCTTTGTTTACTTTCGCTGCCGTCTCACCCGCGATACGCATGTTCGCGCCCCGAGCGCAGTCGCCCCAAGAATCGTGATCCTGAGTAGGGCAACCAGTCCTGCATTTGCTCATCGTTTAAACGTCCTCAATGTAGGCACTGAATCCTGCGGCAGTAATCTCTGTCACCTGCGCATCCGTCAACTCGTGACGGTGACCACCCAGGTAGTACGAGTCCGCGAGTCGAAGTCGCTCAGCGGACGGGAATGACACCAGCGAACCGACGCCACTTTCAATAACTAATGTCTTAGGAGTTTCGGTGGTGATAAGCACGCCGAACAAGGAGTCGTTCGCGTACTTCTCAGTAATCTTGGGAGTGCTAAGAATCTTCACTAAGTCTCCATAACGCAGGAGGGGCCGACCGAAGCCGACCCCTCCCGTGACCAACAGGGATCAGGTTGCGTTAGCCGCAATCGTCGAACCCGACGTGATCTTGCGAAGCGCCTCAGTGCGATACAAGGCCCACCCGCATACCGAGTACCAGCCAATAGGCCGGAAACGAGAAAGTCGATCCACAACCGGACCGAGTTTCACGGACGGCTCCACGGCGCACGCCTCTGCGAGCGCCTGGTTGCCAATGACGAACGTGCTGTACTCGTCCTCACCACCGGGACCCGTGCCCGTAGCCATGGGTGCGCGGGAGGTTTCGACAACGTAAGTGCCGCCGAAAACGCCCGTGGTTTGGTTGAGGATAGCGCCGACATTCGGCTCGGTGTGCTTACGAATGTCCTCGAAGGACAGAGCACCAGTCTCGTTGCGAAGGTCGAACGCAACGTCAGGGTGCATGTAAGCCGCGTAGAGCGAGCCTTGGCGCGGAACAACATTGTCGCCACGCAACTTGGCAACAGCCTTACGGATAGAAGTACCCGTGATGACGTCGGCGTTCAGGTCCTCAGTCTGTCCGGCAGCAGCGCCGTCCAGAACCGCAGACACAACCGAGTCAAGGCTGTCGATCATGTTGAACGCAATGATGTTTCCGATAGCAGGGTCGATATCGGCAAACGCAGTCTCCTGCACG